ACACATGGCAAAACTGTGGCAGATTGGATGGTTAAGAAACTCAATATCGACACAATCAATTTTGAGGGTGAGGATATTCCTGATAACAATACTTCATTGCACTAATGCAAATAACTATTCCTTATGCACCAAGAGAGCTGCAACTTGAAATACATGAGCAGCTTTCAAAACACAGATGCGCCGTTCTAAGTTTACATCGTAGAGCAGGCAAGTCCGTGATGTGCATCAACGAGCTTATCAAAAGAGCCTTAACAAACAAATTGTGGAATCCTAGATACGCATACATCGGCCCTACTTATAAACAAACTAAGTCAATTATTTTTGACTACTTAAAACATTATGCTGGTGTCATACCTGGGATTAAATTTAACGAGCAGGAACTGAGCTGTACTTTTCCAAACGGTGCTAAGATCACCTTACTTGGATCAGAAAATCCAGACTCACTTCGTGGTAATTACTTTGACGGCATCATTGCAGATGAGTATGCCCAGATCAATCCGAGATTGTTTCCTGAGATTATTCGTCCAGCTCTATCAGATCGAAAAGGGTTTTGCTATATGGTGGGTACACCACAGGGCATGTCCAATGATTTCTATGCCAAGTACCAGCACGCACTACAAGACGATGCCTGGTATACAAAGATAGCAAAAGCATCCGAGACAAAAATTATAGACCAGGAAGAATTAGATGCTGCCAGGTCTGTGATGGGTGATAAGAAATACAGACAAGAGTATGAGTGTGACTGGGTAGCTGCAATTGAAGGAGCAGTATACGGTGATGCTATTGAGAAGTTAGAAAGCAGGAAACAAATAAGCCGAGTGCCTTATGAGCCAATGTACAAAGTTTCAACAGCTTGGGATATTGGATTGTCCGACAGCACTTCGATAATTTTTTATCAGCAAGTAGGCAAAGCAATACATGTGATCGACTACTACGAAAACAGAAACGAAGCCCTGCCTCACTACATTGGTGTCTTGGAAAAAAAAGATTACATATACGAAAACCATTATGGTCCACACGACTTGGAACAAAGAGAGTTTACAAGCAACAAATCGAGAAGAGAGATAGCATACGAGCTGGGAGTACGATTTAAAATTGTACCGAAGCTCACAATTGAAGACGGCATTCACTATACGCAACTATTGCTAAACCGTTGTTGGATAGATGCAGAAATGTGTAAGAAACTTATTGCAGCCTTACGAAACTATCACCGTAAGTTCAATGATCACTTACAAACATTTTCTAGCAAACCAGTCCACGACTGGAGCAGTCATGCATGTGATGCTATGCGAGTGTTGGCTGTAGGTCTCGAAGAGATCGACATGTCGAACAAAGCACCCCAGGCATTTGCCGAAAACAACTATAACCCATTTGGAAAAACTTATGAGCAAAATATTTAAACCTAAAATTGTAATGCCTCCTGTACCTCCAGCTCCAGAGCCTGTTCGGTACGAGCCACCAGAGCCGAAGGAAACTACAGCAGATGCTGATGTAACCGCAAAGCTAGAAGAGGATGGAGCAAAAAAAGCAATCGTAGAAAAAAAGAAAAAGAAACCACAAACGATCTTAACTGGTCCAACTGGTCTATCTACGGAGGCTTCAACATTTGAAACAACTTTGATGAGCTGATTATGGGAGTAATGGCAAAAGCAATCAAACTTGCAGAGATGCAAGGAATGATAAAAAAAATAGGATCAGAGAACAGGCAAAGAATGTTTGGTGATGGACAGAAACCATCTGACTATCAGCAAGGACCAACAGCCAGTCAAAATTTTGGAATTATGGCAGGAGGAGTAGCTTCACCTGATATGCAAGATCAATACCGAAGATATCTCGAAGAAGAGAAAGAAAGAAAAAAACAATTAACAACTCAGACCAATGAAGGGAAATCGTTATTATCATGAGCTTATATGAGAACATAAACAAAAGAAAAAAAGCTGGAACATCCAGGTCAAAGAAGAACAGCACAATAAGTAAAAAGGCATATGCAGATATGCAAGCTGGATTTCCAAACAGTAAAAAAAATAAAAGAAAAACTTTAATTACTTAATATGGCACACAGTAAAGCACACAATAATAGCATGCTTGCAAAGAAGTATGGAGACCCAAATAAAATTACAAGAGGTGACATCATTGCAGCAGCTACTGAAAAGAAAAAAAATAAAAAGCCTAAGCAAAAAACAATCTTAACATAATGGCTCTGAAAGAACATCAGAGTCCATCAGGAGGATTGAATGCTGCTGGACGAAAACATTACGGAGTCAAAGCTCCTGTAAAGCAGGGTACTAATCCACGCAGGGTTAGTTTTGCTGCACGATTTTCTGGGATGAAAGGTCCTATGAAAGATGAAAAAGGTCGACCAACTCGTAAGGCCTTAGCATTACGCAAGTGGGGTTTTAGATCTGAAGAGTCAGCTCGAAACTTCGCAAACAGACATAAGAAATCATAATGTACAAAAAGAAGAAAAAGAAAAAGAAATAGTGAACGAATTAATATTGGACCATGACACAGATGGTTTGATTCATTTCCTACACTACAATAACTTTGAATATATAGAACAGCACGAGAAGCTCGTGCAATATGCGTACATATTCAAACATAAGAGAAACGGAAAGATAACAGGATACACCTGGCTATACGAATATGCAGATGAGCCATTTACATACGGAGTTCATATGTGTATCGACAAACGAGAACAAGGAAAAGTTTTTACAAGAAAGAAAGTAAATCAGTTTTACGAAACTTGTTATAACTTGGGAGCTAAGGTCTTAGAAGTACACTCAGCACCTAAAGATTTATTAAAATTATATTGTCGGATCGGTTTTAAAAAAACTAACCATGAAACCGTAAGACTTTACTTACCATATGAATGGAGAAAAAAATGGGATCATCAGCAAAAAAAATTATAAAAAAAGTAGTACCAAAGGAGATTGTAAAACCCTTTGTACCCTCACCACCTCCCCCACCAGCTGCACCACCACCACCAGTTGTAGCTGCACCTAAACCAGCTCCAGCTCCTGAGCCAGCACCAGCTGCTGCACCAGCTGCAACGACAGCACCAGAGCCAAGCCCAGCTGTAGCAGATCCAGCACCAGCAGGAGAGCCAACAGAAAGTGAAATGACTGCTCAAAAAATTCAAAAGAAAAAAAAGGGCATGAAAAAAAATATTCTCACAGGAGTTGCAGGTCTCGGAGGAGAAGCACCGACCTACACAACAATTCTATCTTAGGATTTATTTATGCAAGACAAAACAGCAGCAATGCTTGTTGATCGATTTCAGCAGCTGCGTACACAACGATCAACTTGGGAAAGCCATTGGCAAGAAATAGCTGACTACATGCTGCCACGAAAAGCTGACATTACACAGCAAAGAACTCGTGGTGATAAGAGAACAGAACTTATATTTGACGGTACTGCAATCCACGCATTAGAACTTTTATCAGCATCCTTGCACGGCATGTTAACAAATGCAGCCTCACCATGGTTTACATTACAGTTTAAAAATACTGAGCTGCAAGACGATGACGAAGCCAAAGAATGGTTAGAGGGTGTCACTAATGACATGTACATTGCGTTTGCACGATCAAACTTCCAACAAGAAATACAAGAGCTGTATCAAGATCTCATTGGTTTTGGAACAGCTGCGATGTTTATAACAGCTGATGAAAAATCATTAGTGCGTTTCCATACAAGACATTGCAAAGAAATTTACATTGCAGAAAACAACAAAGGTATTGTTGATAGTGTTTACAGAAGATTTTCTATGACAGCAAAAGCCTGCATTGAAATGTTTGGTGAAGCTAATGTAGGAGCAACGATTGCAAAGAAAGCTAAGAAAGATTTGTATGCTGATGTACAGATCTTGCATGTAGTCACACCTAGAGACACTTACGACACTAGCAAAAAAGATAACAGGAACATGCCGTTTAAATCTTGCTATGTTGCGATTGACGATATGAAGATGTTAGCTGAGGGAGGCTTCAATGAGTTCCCTTATGTTGTTCCAAGATATCTAAAAGCAAGCTACGAGATTTACGGAAGATCACCAGCAATGAATGCGTTGCCTGATGTAAAGATGCTTAACAAAATGTCTGAAGTCACAATCAAAGCAGCACAAAAACAAATTGATCCTCCGTTGATGATACCTGATGACGGTTTTATTTTACCAGTACGAACTGTACCTGGAGGATTAAACTTCTACCGTTCAGGATCAAGAGATCGTATTGAGCCATTAAACATCGGAGCAAACAATCCAGTCACACTAAACATGATTAGTGAAAGACAACTTGCTGTACAAAAAACTTTCTATGTAGACCAGCTGTTAACTTCGCAAGGAGGAAACATGACAGCTACTGAAGTATTACAAAGAAACGAAGAGAAGATGCGTTTACTTGGACCAGTCCTTGGACGATTACAATCAGAACTTTTACAACCGTTGATTGAAAGAACATTCAGTATTTTATTAAGAGCTGGTGTATTCCAGCAAGCTCCAGATATTTTGCAAGGCCAGGATGTTGACATTGAATATGTTAGCCCACTTGCTAAAGCACAAAAATCTGGTGACCTGAATGCTGTTATGAGAGGTATTGAAATATTCGGTGCGATGTCACAGTTTGCTCCTGTACTCGATTATCTTGATGCAGATGGTTTAGCTAAGTATGTACAAAATACATTAGGGCTGCCTGCTAAAGTTATGAGA